TTTTCTTTCGTTGACTTGGTCTGCTTTGAAGTCTCCGTCAATGGTTTGTCTACAGGTGGGGCAGTTGTCGTGTTCTTCATAGAAAGCAATATCCTTTTCATTCTTCTTAATGTTGGTTTCAATCTTGGACTCCAGCTGCAACAACTTCTTACTTTTCCTCTCAACGGCTAGCTTATCAGCAATCTTGCTTTGTAACACATCAATATGTTTTTGAATAAGCTCAATGTCTCTCTGTATAGTAAAGCTTTGGTCAATAGATTGGTTGACTTCTTGCTTCTTTTTCTCAATTTCTTCCGTGTTTCTATTTTGGTGCTCAGCAATGCTAGCCTTCACCCAAGTCAATTGTTCATTCTTTAATTCCCAGCTATGCTTGGTCTTAACTGTAGAATCTTTGATGGCAGACATCTTCTCTTTGACCAAGCCATTCATAGAGGAAAAGATTTGAATATCTAACAGGTCTTCAATAATTGTTCTGCGATCCGCTGGAGACAATTGCATAAACGGAACAAATGAGGCCGAACCTAAAATCACCACCTGTGTAAATGACTTGAAGTTTAACTTGAGAATATTTTTTTCTAATACTTCTTGATAATCTTTTGAAGCGGCATCTTGATTCATCAGAACATCATTACAATAAATCTCAAACACATTGGGCTTAATGCCACGCACAATCTTATAGAATTTTTTTCCAATAGAAAACTCCACCTCAACCACAGCACCTGATTGATTGATACTATTGAGTAGATTGGGTTTGTTTATCTTACGAAATGGTTTACCAAAAAGACCAAAGCAAAGAGCGTCTAGAATAGTAGACTTGCCCGCACCATTCTTACCAATGATAAGTGTGTTGGGAGATTTGTTAAGGTATATTTCAGTAAACGCTGCACCGGTACTCAAAAAGTTCTTGTACCGGATTTTGGAAAATATAATCATGCCTGTTCAGTATTCAATGCTTCCACATAAAGTTCTCGTAAAACGGTTTTTAGTTTTTCATTATCAATATGTTCTTCTTTAATACCATCCACAAATTTATTAATTGTAGTCATAGTATCTTCTGCTTGGTCAATCATATCATCTTCTACGCCTTCTGTCAAGTCTGTAAAATCTTCGGCAATGGTAATATCCAGCGGATTAACATTGTATAAGTTGCTCATTAACTTATCAAACAGATGGGGATTAGTTTTGTGCAGCACCACAACCTTAACATAGGTATTGGTATACTTGCTTAAATCTTTACTGGTAATTTCGGTAATGGTACTTTCTTTGTCATCATAGACGATACGCTGAAACATTACATTAGGATTTTCCACAAATTCCAAACTGCGGTCAGATAAATCAAATAAATGAAAGCCCCGAGGATCATTAAAGTCTTGCCATGTGAGTTCATACGGATTGCCCAAATATCTAATATTATCCTGATGAGACCTGTGGTGATAATGGCCACTAAAAACCATATCAAAGCGTTTAAATATGTCACGATTTAATCCTTCCATAGATGGCATACCACGATGCATGGCAAAGCCGGCAATTTCAAAATGACCCATACAGATATCTGCTGAAGTATTTTCTATTTCAGCCAAACAATTTTGGTAATTATCTGGACAAATCCATGGAATCATGCAAACATCGGAACCAGCATCCCCATAATTTAAGTGAATGGTTTGAGGTGAATCAATGACTGTGATATTTCCGTATTCCCTTAATAAAAGGTCTACTGAATTAACATCATTGGTATTTTTGAAAAATGTATCATGATTACCTGCCAACATATACACTTTAATGTTTCGTTTGGCCAATTCATCAAAGAACATCTCCTTAGTTCGTTTCAAGGAGTAAAAGTTTACATACTTGCGTCTATCAAAGGTGTCACCAAGTATGAGAACAGTAGATATACTGTTATTGTCCAAAGTAGGAAAGAAAGTGTCACGATAGAACTTCTCATAATAATCTAGAAAGTGTATTGACTCGTTTCTAGCACCAAAGTGTTGGTCCGTTATTACTGCTATTTTCATAATATTTAATCTCAATTACCGACTCCATCGGTTGTTGGTTGGCAAACTGTGTTGCCTCAGTTAAGGTTTCAAAAGATTTAAATCTTACAGCTGATGATGCCAAATAATAAGAAACTTTATACATTATATCACTCGTCTAAGAATTTTTCAATACCTTTGGGTTTCTTTACCGCTTTCTTTGCTTTCTTAGCATCTTCATAGGTACCAATAAATTCGGCAATGTTGTCATATAACTCAAACTGTCTTGTAGTGCCGTCTTCTAACTCCATCATTTCAAACTCATCCAAAACACCAAGTTGTTCGGTAGCTTTGTATTTGACATAGGTCTGTTTTTTCTCTTTACTGATTCTTCGTAAAAAGGCAAAGTAAATAATTTGGGTAAAATAAGCAAATGGATTTTTAGACTTTGCTGGATCAAAATTATCAAAATACATTAGGCAGTTTTCAATACCATCCGAAATCATTTCATCACGATAGGTATAGTTAATAAAGTTTGGCTTATGAGATAGACCTTCAGCAATCTTCATAAAGCATTCGCCAATGTAATTAGGAATGGCAGGAGGAGAAGTCTTATTCTTTTTTGCTAACTTACAACCTTCTTTGTATTCAATCAACGCTGCAAGAAAGTCTGCATTGTTTACATATTGTTTTTTCTTAGTCGCCATATATACCACTCAAAGTTGTTGACAACCGCTTGACAATAGTGTAAAGTTCGCTATGTCCTTGGTTGAAAGTATTAATGTAATGTAATTCCATGATGTTTTAACTCCTCATATTCACTTATCATATCTGCTAATTCTTCATCATCCATATCTTCAATAACATCCAAAGCATCTCTTGCTTTCAACAAGTCTTTAATCTTAGATACCGTATCAATATAATATTCACAGAATTGTTCTTCAGGTTCCAAAAAAGATAAAACATCTTTGGCTTGAATTTCAATAGCATTCTTTTTCAATAACTGCACTGGCAACCAATGTCTCATAATTAAACCATTTTCTTTACCACGAGAATCAATAGCAAACTCCATGGGTTCTTCTAGTATATAATTAACACCATTTAATGCTACATTGGCAATCAAATCTTCCCCATTCTGTAATTTAATAATTTGTGTTTTATACTCAGGCATTTTTTAATCCTATCTTGTATATTTTAAAGGGGAACTGCTCTTCATTATATATCCGTGTGCGTTCCAAGAAATGCTTTAGTGTAAAGTTCATATGTTTTTTATGTCTTAAATCATCAGCAACATCATATAGTGTTGCTATATCTTTTCCTTCACTTTGTCGTAAGCCTCTTCCAATGCTTTGCAAAGTGCGAATGCTTGATTTTGTTGGCATCGCAAATATAATGTTATGCAGATTCCTAATATTAATACCAGTAGAAAAAGTACCAAAGCTAGCCACAATAATAGCATCATTTTCAACCTCCATAATACTTCTGATTTCTTCACGGTCTGATGTTTCCGTACCGCCATGGACAAAGAACACTTTTCTATTGCCAATCTTCTCTGTTTCTCTTATCATATCATACAGGATTTTACCATGTTTGTCAACCATTTGATATAATACCAAAGTATTTTTTTGTAAGCTAACTGCAAGATTCTTAATGAATTTATTTCGTGATTCACTTGAAATGAGATAAGCAATTTCTTCTTGGTAACTAGAGTCTTTTAACTCCAAACATTTTTCATCCGGATGCTTCAGTACCAAACACTTAATTTCAAATTCTGAAACTTGTTGCTTCGTAATTAATTCTTTTGTGGTAATTACCTTCTTAACAGGACCAAATAATCCTTCTAACACCAGCTTGTGTGTTTTGGTACCATCAAGTGTACCAGTAAGACCAATACGATACTTAGCATTGATACAAGAGGTGAGAATGGTGGTTAATGATTGTGCTTTGAATAGATGAGCTTCATCACCAATAATATAATCAAACTGCTTGAAATATTCTGGCGGCATCTTGTATAATGATTGCCATGTGGAAATGGTTAGTGGTTTATCGGTGTGTTTTTCTTTGCCTTGGTAAATACGATGAAGGTATTGCTCCATTGTACCGTCATTATAATCACCAAAATCGGAATACAATTGTTCCACAAGAGATGTGGTAGGAACAATTACAAGACCTTTGAGTGTTTGATAATGATGTAATTGCCTAAAAAGCAAATAAATGATGAGAGATTTTCCGCTAGCCGTAGGAGATAACAATAACGCTCGGCGCTTTTGCATAGCATGAACAAATGCCGCAATCTGATGTTCTCTTACCTCAATGGGTTCTCCACGGGAATGAATGTTTAAATCCGCTATAAACTTCTGAGCATGATATAGAGAATACTCATCTTCAACTTCTAAATTATCTTGGTACTCAATGGTATATTCTCGTTCTTCACAGAATAGTTCCAAATAAGGAAGCAATCCAATGTAAAGCTGAGATGTGTTTAGGTGATACAGGTATATTTTGCCATTCCAAATTTTATTCCTGTATGCTGGAACAAATTGATATCCTGGTACAAAAAACGAAAAGTGCTCGTGTAGTTCTCTAGCAATATGTTTCTCACAAGCTATCTTAACATACACTTCATCTTTTTTGGAAAGTATTAAATCACTGGCCGCCAATAAACCGCTCCCACTGGATAAAGTCACGCAACTGAAAAGTTCTAGACTTTAGTTCTGACATAATAGATTCAATTACTGATACCGCTTCTTCATGATATACTTTTTTCTCCAGCAGTTTAATGAGGTTATCAT